TATAGTTGCCTTTTGATCCAAAGTTTGACCAAATATATTTCTATATCTTTCGGAAATACTTGCTGTTGTTGCAGAAATGTTTGTTATTAAATTTGTTGATACATCAATATCATCTTCTAAATTATCTGTTTCAGATTCGATAACAGTTTCAATATCAAATTCACCATTTATATTTGTAAATTCACTTGGTATTTCTTCATCAAATCCAACAAAAATTGTTGTCTTTTTTGAATTTGATATATCACCACTAATAACAACTGATGACGATATTTCTGTTGTATCTCTTACAAATTTTTCAGGAGGCAATCCACCGAAATCACGATTGATTTTTACCTTAGACCTTTCAAGTATATTTGGTTCAACTACAACCCCAAGTATTTCATTTGTTCTAACAGGTAATGTCTGACGTATTTGATCGAAAACACTAAAATCAAATAACGATACCATTCTCAAATAAGCGGTAAAGTCATTTCTAGTTGTATATTTTTTCCAATACTCTTGAGCAAATTTTTTCAATGCAGGGTATTCATCTTTTTTGGTATTCGAGTATTCACCCAAATAATCATCTATAACAGTATAACCGATTGATTCGTATATGTCTTCATTTATTATGTGTTGTGGTGAAAATGCAACCATCAATTTATTAGAATCGATAGAGAATCTATCAAATGCAGTTACAGTTGATGATTCATCCATTAACAATGCACCTTGTAATGATGCAGAGTCTATTCTTATCTTTTCAGAAAAAGGAGTGTTGTTAGCAACAGTTGCAACTTCCATGTTGTAAACTTCAACTGTTGGTATAAATGAATCACGATTGAACAAATGAAAATATGCATTCTTTGAAGAACTATAAAAAGTATTTTTTGTTTGATCCGGATGGACACTCTTAATACTTGATGTTGATTCTGCATTAAATGGTTGCCAGAATTTCCACTGACCTTGTAAGTCATAGAAAGAAGATGTTGATGTATTTCCATTGTATGATCTTGCAGCAAGAACGTGGTTATCAAATGAAGATGTTATTAGAGATTTTGTCCAATATCTTAATTCAAAAATTGATCCAGATAATGAATAATATGTTTGTTGATTTGAACCAGATCCTAAAAATAAATTACCATCTGATGACCAAGCTCTATTGTAGTTACTTTCAGTTGCACCATTTACACTTATACTTGCACTTCTATCTACAACAATTTTTCCATACTTTTCTGTTTTTAATATGAAATCATAAGTTTGATTTGTGGTTAAGTTATCACTGTTCTGATTTCTACGAATCATTATGTTAAGTGGAATGTCATCATACAGATATTCGTCTTTAATAGAAGCAGATTTATAGTTAGTACCATCACCGATATAAAATGTCAAATCACCCTTTTCATCAGATCCGGTTCTATTAACAGTTACAAACCAATCAACTCTACTTGAAGTTGTTTCTTTTTGTAATAAGGTTTGAATCTTATTACCTTCATAATCATAAAATTTAGACGGATTCATTTTCCATCTAAATGTCAAAGTATCTGGAAACTGCCAAGTATTGTTTTCATTGTTTACTCTTTCCCAAGGCACTTTTACATAACTTGATGTTGGTGGTTGCTGTCTACTTCCAACAAATTCCAAATAATATGTATGTTTTTCCCACTCTGCTCTTGGGATAATACCCAAATCTGCATTATCAGGTCCACCGTATTCTCGTATACTTAATAGAGTTTGTGGAATACCATAGGCAGCCAAAAGTGCCTTTATTCCTCTTGAAGTTCCTTTTGATTTATAGATGTACGGTAGATTGTTTAATACCCGTCTCCAAACCTCTTTGGTTCGTTCTTCTTCACTCTTTGAATAGTTTTTACCTACTGTTGTTCTTCCAGTCCATATCGGCTCGCCACTACCACTTAAACCTAAAGCATATTCCCAAAGGTCTTTTGTTTTTGTTCCACTTGATAATGTCCAACCTAAATTTCGAGTTACCTCATAAATAAGATCTTGTGATACACCGTCTTTCGGGTGTTCTAATCGTAAATTCTTTTTTAATATATGGTCAGTGTAATAATACAGAACATCAAAATGTTGAGCCAACATATTAACAAATGTTATTATCTGATTATTGTCTGGATTATCATATACATGGTCAGGTAATGCCTTTACAAGTGCAGCAGAATTTGACATATCATAGTCTGTTGCCAAATCTAATATATTGTTATACCAATTCTCAACCTCAGTTGATGTTGTTTGATATAAATTAAACTTTCCTTGTCTTGATATTAAATCGTATGTACTTCCGGTTACTTCATATTTTGGAAATGGTTTTATTGAAGAAGTTAATTCGGAAGTATATCGTAAACTCGCAGAAGTTTCATAGTACAACCATTTTTCAAACTCATCAAATCCAGATACAACTTTATCTCTAAGCATTTTAACTTTTGTCTTATTAGATTCAAGTGATCCAGTGTATACTTCTAAATTCGATAATTGAGTATTGTAGTTTTCTATCAATCGTATTTTGTAGTAAAAATTTTCAACTCTTTCTTCGGCAGAAGAATAAAATACAAAATTCTTAAATTCAGTAAAATCATAATTCAATGATACATTTGATCCAGATACATTTATGTATTTATCTAAAATCTGCTGAGAAGTCTGTACATTAGTTGAAAGTAAATCAGTCCAATTTTTATACTCTGTGGTTCCTGTTATGAATCTATCATATTCTACTTCAAAATTTGGACCCTTGATAAATCTTGGTTGTAATCTTTCAAACTCTTTTTCTACTTGAACCGAATCTATGTACGGTTTCATTATCTGACTTGAAAGCCAGCACTGATAGTATAAATCAACATCAAATGGTAAAGGTTCTGCTAACTTTACAAAAAAGTATGTAGGGTTTCCATCAGAAGTTACATTTATTACATCTACTATATTATTTTCACCAAAGTTCAGAACTATTGGTAGTTTGTATCGAGATCCCCTCATATACTCGACTACAAAATTTGTTAGATTTTCAATAGATTCTAAATCACTTGGATTTGTTAAAGTTAAACGGAGTTCTTTTCTATCAGAAGATAAATCTGAAATGAATAATCTATTTTGATTATCATTTGATCCAATTAAATCTCTAAAAAAGTTGTAAACAATTCTATATGGACCAGGAATTAAATTTAATTGTCTTATATGATCATGTATAGGCAGATTAACATATCGTATAGGTTCGCCGTCTTCATTTACTCTTGGATCAATAGAATAATTTGCATAATATAATGTAGTAAAATAAGCGGAGTTTGGTAAAAATACGTGAAGTTCAACATTTGTACCAGGAGAAGATGGATCCTCTGGATTGTTTAATGTAGAAAATTTAGGAACAATAATTTTACTGTTCAAATCAGAATAAAGAAATCGTTCACCACGAATTGGATCACGTGACCTTAATATGTCTGTTATATTTTTGTATAAAAAATTTGGCATATAAAACTTTCACTTATTAAATTATTATTAACCTTCTTCGTCTTGCGGTTCTTCTTCACCGGTATCATTAGCAAAATAATCAGCTTCTATGAGTTTTGACATTCTACTTAAACCAATCTCATTTTCATCTATAAAATTACTTTTGAAATTTTTCAAAGAATCAACATCTTCTGCCAATGCAGTCAATGTTTCATTTGTTCTTTCAGATAATGCATTCAATATATTTTCGGTTCTTATCTTATCTGTTTCTAATCTCGTTGACAAATCTGTTAGTATCTGTTCTTGTTGAGCAGACAACTCAGTATTTATTCTTTCAAATGCATCAGCACGAACTTGTTGTTCTAGATATTCATTTGCCCACAGATTCATTGTTTCTTGCCACTTAACTTCTTGTGTACCCCAATCTGCAAGTTCTTGATTTTGTGAATCTATTATATTCTGCAATTCATCTATTTTTTGTTTCAAACCTTCTATTGAGTTTGGATCATTCTGTGCTATATTCTGTAAATTTTCTAATAATTGATTTCTAGCAACACTTTGTATATTTTCCATTTCGGATGGTGAAATTCCAGAAAGTGGAACACCTCTTAATAATCCAGTTTGTATTGTTTTTATTTGATCAAAAACCTTTTTCTCTGCATCAACGGCATCTCTTAATGTAGAAAAATTTGACTTTACCACAAAATCAAAATTAGAAGACAAGAATCTTTCATCAACAACAGGAACTTCTATTTGTCCTTTATTATTAGAAGAACGGTCATCCAAATAACTAAGTATTCGGTTTGTAGCAGAGTCTCTACTCAATTCATTCATCGTACAACCTTAAAGTAATGATTATTGTCAAAAATTTGAACGTTATCGCCACCATCTCTTTCTACTTTAACAACTACTCTATAAAATCTTTCTGGTTGAAAAGAATCCATCCAAAGATTAAAATAACTGCTAGTACCATCACAACTTATTTTTGATCCAGTATAATCAAATGGTAGTATCACTTCATCGGTATGTGCATCTCGTATTTCATAATAAGAAGATGACGGTAAATAATAATTTACTGTTTGATATGCAGTTGTTGTATAATTTTTTTGTGGATAACGAGTATTTGCATATATTCTTATTTTTGCCTTTTCTTTTTCTGCGTAGAATTTTTTCAATTTTACATTTATATTGACATTATCTTCTGAAACTGGAGTCAGACTTCCTGTAATAAATTCAGAATCATCCCATACTATATTCAGTCTTGGGACATAGATTGTGTTACTATCTGTTCCAAAAAATTTAAGACTGTTTAATAGATTATCGGGAGAACTCTCCATTTCATTACTGAATTTTAGCAACATACCATCATTTTCAAACCTACCGGATCCAGTTATCCATTTTTTAACTATACCACTAACATCCATGTATAAATCAGTTGATTCAAAAGAAAATGATTGAGTACATTCCAAACCATCGTAATCCCACCAAGTTCCACCACCCTCATGTGTAAAATATGATGATGTTACGGTTGCTGTTAAGTAATTTGTTCCAAATAATATATTGGCATCAACCCATGTTTCAGATATACCATCCCATTCGTATGAACCAGTTTGTGGTGGAATATCCCATTCTATTCCAGTTACTTTTGATGTTCTATATTTCCATGAAACACCATCTGTTGTATATGGAAGATTTGAAAATCTACCAGTTCCGTTTACCCAAGATGAACTCAATGGATATGCATATACAACATATTCTTGTGGAATTTCTCGTATATCTGCAGTAATCAATGATAGATAGTATTTTGCATTGTTTGATATTTTGCCAGAATTTACTTTATTCTGAATATCAGATACATCAAATTTCAACAGTATTCTGCTATTGTAAATTGATGAACCAGATCCAGGAGTTTCGTGTGATAATTCCAACAATGGATCTATACCAGTATTCATGGTATATTGTCTTTCGTAAATCGTTGCATCTCTTTGAGCAAAAATAGAATATATCATCCGAATGACCTCGCTCTTCCAACAATATCATTGTTTGGATATTTTATTTCAAAAATCGAAGGATCTAGTGATGGGAATAATACACCATCTTTAATAGATTGATCTATATTGTAAGCATGGGGTGAATAACCTAATGAAGGATCAAATAGATTCTTAATTTTTACATTAACAACAGTTTGAACTCCAGGAACTCTATCAAGTTCTGTAAATATATTACTGATGATGATTGGTTGATTTATTTGCCATTTTTTAACATCAAAGTAACTTTTCAATCTATCGATACATCTAAGAATTACTTGATTGGAATTTTCATCTGGAAGTGTAATAATATCAAATTCAATTCCGATGTTTATGATATAAGCATCTCTAATGTTTATGGCATCTGTTAATAGTCTATACCAATTTAGATAATTTTTGAGATTTTCTTTTGTTGCATCATTTACAGTTGTCAATTTTCCATTTATGTCATAACCCAATACATAGAAATTTAGAGCCAAATCATTTTGAACTCTATCACTATTAAAAATAGAATCTCTTGTTAGTTGGGTATCTTTTGTTATGTATGCCTTTGCTATAGATCCGTATCTCTGTGGTAAACTATAAGCACGGATTATGTAATCTTCTTTTGTTACCGCTCTATTTTGTGCAGCAAATGATGCAACTGCATTGTATCTGATTTCATTTATATCTTCTTCAACTTTACCACCAGTGGCAGGTTCAGGATTGGTAACTGCCAAACTTGATACGGCCTGTGAATAAAGAACAGGATCCAAACCTTCTTGATCAAGAACAACATTTCTTCTCAATATATTGGTTAATACTTCACTTGGAACATTATCAGTATTACCATTCCCAACTGTATAATAAAATGTTAGTGTTGTATTATTAGGAGAAAGGCCGTATGTTTTTGTATAAAGAAAATTTGAAGGATCAATATCTATCGATAGATTTGGATTAGTCATTGGTAACGAACCACCAACTAAATCCGGATTAGGTATCAATAGTTCATCATCAACATCACTAATTCCCGCACCAAATTGTATTTCATATGTACCATTTGAGAATTGTCTTGTTGTAAATCTTCTTGGAATTTTTTTCAGTTTTAACAAATAGGGTGTTTCCAATCTATATTTGCTAAGTTTTGCATCATTTCTTGGGATGTTAAGAATTGGTTCAAATACAGTATCTTGTGATAAGTAAGGTACATTTGTCCATACGTTTCCTTCACTATCAGTTGCATATAAAACTTCTATTATGTTTTCAACTTCTAATGTTACCTTATCATATGGTTTTGGATCACTAAATGTAAATTCAGCAGTACGAATATCACCAGATACCGCTTTTGTTGATTTTCTAAGCAACCAATAAGTAACCTCGCCAGTGGTATCATCTATTTCATACGGAGTAACTTCGGTTGGATCAAAACTACTACTCGTTTTGAAATCAACATAATCTATTGTTCTAAAACTAACATCACCTTCGGCTGTTGGTGAAACTACCATTCCAGGTTGTACCGCAAAAGCATAATCAAAATCAGGAACAACACTTCCACTGATTTGTTTTGCCGGAACAATCTGAAAAACATCTAAAACAACATTTGCAGAAATTCTATTTTTAGGTGTATAACCCAATGATTGTGCAATGTTTAATATATTTTGACGTTCATTTGCGAACAAAATCATCGATTCTTGTAGAGTAACATCGGTATAAAAAGATAAGACATCACCAACATAAGCAGCCATTTCCATGAACATCATTCCTGGAGATGCCTCGTTAAAATCTTGGTATGTATCTGGAAAATAATTTTTGCTAAAATCTACAAGTGCCTTTTTTAGCGAATTAAAATCTCTGTTTGAATAACGAATGTCTTTGTTTATCAAGGCCATGTTTTATCTCTTATTTAATAATTTTCGGGATATATTGCAGGAATCTCTATCCCACCAGTAACAGATATAAATATCTGAATGGGTAAATATATCGTTGTTTCTCGTAGTTTTACGGTAAATTCTATCTTTATTGCATGGTCATTTTCGGACAAATATGATTCTTCTGGATTTATATTGACCACTAATTTTTCCAATGTTAAAAAAGGCATCCATTCTTTGAATGCATCGACTATATCACTTTTTATAGCATCTATAAATGTTTCTTCACTTGTTATATTCTCAAAAAGAATATATCTAAGATTTGTTCCAAAAGTTGGCAGCATATATCTTTCACCCTTAGCGGTGAGAAGTAGGTTTCTTATATTTGAATAAATTTGTTGTCTGTTTGTTACACTTTGATAAAACACTCCCTTTGGGTTATTGAATGGCATCAATACACCAACAAATTTATTACTTTTAACAGAACCCTCATTTACGGGTTTTGTAAAATACTCCCATCTATTTCTACCTAATCTTTTTTCCAATTATCATCTCCCTTTTTTTTCATCTATTTTTTTCATAAGAGCAGAATAGTCTTTTGTCAATGCAGACATAACTTCACTTGGTATTTCGGCTTTATTATACCCTTGTGGTATTGGTGCACTACCTCTTTCATACCCAAAACCTTCAGCCATATCCGCAGTGAAAGTAAATTCATCTTCCATCTCATAACTTTCTTGAAGACTTCTTTTAGTTTCTTCTAATAATTGCTGTATAGAAGCAAATTCTGTTTTTTGAGTTTTAGGTTTAACAGTTTTTTTAGGAGACTGAATCTCATTGTACATAGTCAATCCATGTTTCAAGGTGGAAACATCATCTTTTTTCGTTTGTTTTTGATTCAATTTTTTTGTAAGAGCATAATCTATTTCCTCTCTTATTATTGAACGTATTTCTTGTAAAAATTTTTTCGTGTCCATTCTAAAAACTCCTTATCCAGGTTCTACAATTTGATCATATAAATTATTTTTTAACGTTTTTAATACCTTTTTATCACCACCTTTAAGTGCTTTGTAATAACTATCAACTAAATCAGTTCTTCTAAATTGTCCGTTCATTGTTGGTTCTATTTTTTGATATTCTGATGTTGGTGTTAGTTTGTGAAATGCACAATGTTGGCCTGGTTTTTTAGTATCTCCAAATTTCCATATAAATCCTTTTTGAGAAGCAAACTGACCACCTGCACCTGTAACCGATCCACTTTTTGTATTACCACCAAGTCTCCACATTGATCCATCTGGATTAAGATAACCACATAATTCTATATGGCTTCCACGTGTAATAATAGAAGTTTCCCAACCTCGTTGACTTAAAAAATGTTCCATTAACTTTTTACCCATTTCTGTTAAACCACTTCCATTGTAATGAACACCATTTATGAAATATATTGAAATTGGATTCGGTAAAAGTGATTCATATACTTGAATTGCAATTTTTTCGGATTTTACACTTTCTTTGTTTTTTGGTTTTCCTTTGACTATAACTGTATTATTAGTTACAGTTTTCTTCTCAAAATGTGTCTTTTTGTAAAAGGTGTACATTTTATTAAATTCTCTTTGATCACCTTCCCCCGAAGATGGTGATCCCATTTTGTAAAATTCAGGATCAACTTCCCAATTATTTGTTTCAGGATTTATGAACATGGGTACATTGCCGTATGTGCCATTAGTTTCTTTTGTAATTGGGTTTGGTGTATTTGCAGAATAAGTAATAGTAACTCCATTTGCTACTGACCACTTAAATTGTCTTACTGGTTTATATCCAGAATGTTCACAAGCGTGTTTAGCAAACATTCCACACCAATGATGTATTTCTGCCCAATTTGAGTATTGTAAGTCCGTTCCAATCCCATATTTACCAGTTGGACCAAATCCTGCATTTTCTTTAACCATTCTGTGTTGTTCTGTTTGATTTTCTGCAACATAAGGAACTACATTATTTGGTATACCAACTTCTGGAAAATTCATTATTATTGGATAATCTATCATTTTCAATAAACTTTTATCCGATGGAATATCTACACCAAGAACAGGTTTTTTAGTCAAACCGCTCCAAACTGCACCAAAATACCATTTTACAGAATGTGTTAATTTAGATTCTACTTTTAACTCATTTTCTTTTAATCCTAAATTTTCAGTTTTTTGTGCTCGAAATCCCCAATTAGGACCTTTAACTGGAGGTGCTGATGTTAAGTTTATCAAGTGTGATGTTATTCTCATAGATACTGGAACCTCTGCCTTAGATTCTTGTAAATCTCTCAATTTCGCAGTTGTAAGTGCCTTACTATTTTCAACATTTACAGGTGCACCCTCTGGTGATTGATTTGATTTTTCTTTCGCTTCAAATTTTTGCTCAGGATCAGTTGGGTTTGTTGCTGGGTTTTCATCATTTGGTGTATCTGTATTTGATGCAGGTGGTTCTCCCAATCCCCAACCAACGTATGTATTTCTTGGACTATCATCGGATGAACCATCTGGTTTTTTTAATCGAGAATCAACCAATTTCGATAACCACTCAGCAGCAGTATCTCCACCATTTATTGTTACATTTTTTGATGAGTATTTTGTACCATTTATTATCAAATTACCGTCATCTTCAAATGCAATATCACCATCGTAATTAGAATTTGGTGCAGTTACACCAGATGGTGGTTTAACAACAACGACCATTCCATATTTGGATTCAGGTTTTATCACATATCTAATGGAAGAAACATCTATTTTTTCAGATGGATTTTGAGGATTTTTCAAACCTAATGCATCATTAAATTTACTAATCTTTTCTTCATCAGACAAATTAAAATAATCTTTTAGATTAAATGTTGTTGTTCCTACTGTAAATGTATCATCTTGCCAAGCAGCATTTTGTTTTGATATATCTGTTTCAGTATCGGAATACTCTGTACCTTTTCTATCGATTGGATATTGAACACCTTTGTACTCTACATATTTTCCTTTACTACGATTTCTACCCTCTCCAAAAAATGATGGTGGATTAGTACCAGTACCCTCACCGAATTGACCACTTCTATCTCCACCTGTGTTTTGTTCACCATTATCTGGTGTATTATCTATGAAATTATCATCTTTTGGTGGTTGTTCTTCTCTTCCACCGCCAGTTCCACCACCGGTATTAGTTCCACCAGTTCCACCACCGGTATTAGTTCCACCAGTTCCACCACCGGTATTAGTTCCACCAGTTCCACCACCGGTATTAGTTCCACCACCAGTTCCACCACCGGTATTAGTTCCACCGCCAGTTACACCACCGGAGGTACTACCGAAAAGATTTGTAACAAAATCCGCAATAGCTAAATCTGGATTTGAAGATTGTACAGTAGTATTTCCAGATCGTGTTTGATTACCAGAACCACCTGTTTGTGTACCACCAGATTGATTTCTTCTATGTCCACCGTCTTTGTCTGAACGGTTCTTTGTTGAATCATCTAATGTATCTACATCAGTTGTCTCCTTTTTTCTATTATCTCTAGCTCTAGTATTTAATGAATTTCTCGTGGTTTTATCACGAGGTGCTTCATCTTGTTCTATGTCATCTACTGTTCTTGGCATATTTTTCTCTATTTTTGTTAATCAGTTATCACCAAGCTATACCAACCGTTACTGGTCTACCGCTTCCCGCATATTTTTTACCATTTGCAAAAAATTGTCTTGATGCACTACCATCAGAAACACCCATATTTTTTACATTTCCTTTATAGTAATTGAAAACAGCAGTTGCAAGAGTACCTGGATCGGGTATGGATGTTGTTCCTGCAAACCAAACTCCATTTTTAGTCACTCCTATAAATGATGTTCCACTATCAAGTCCTAATTTATCCAACTGTTCTGGTGTGTAAGTGGAAACTTTTCCATTATCAATAACAAGAGCAGAACCCGGTGCAGAGGATTTTATTCCCTTTGCAGTATTTACTGCCTTATTTGCGTCAACTTTCGTACCTCCTCCGTCAGTGTATATGGAATTACCACGACCTAATTGAGGACCATTGGCACCAATATAGAACATTGCTGCATATTTCCGAGCTGCCTCAGCGGTCTTTGCACCATAATTAAGACCGTTTACCATAAATGTACCAGTTGGTTGTCCCCAACCCCATCCAGAATCACCCCTTTCAAACATACTCCAATTTATGTAGTTTTTAAGATTAGGGAATTGTTGATCCCAACTCCTAAATGGTTTACTAAATGGACTAGGTCTTCCTTGTGCATATTTTGCAACCCATGTATTATTGTAACTATTTGTTCCAGGTTCACCTATTGGTCTGAATGCTTCAAATTCCCATTGAGTTGCACCATCAGAGTTTGTATATTTACCTGCAATTTTGTAAATTATTGATAAAGTAGATGGATTGGGTATTTGTGTGAATACTATTTTTCCACCATCTAATGAAATCATATTTCCAGATACACTAGCATTAAAATTAACATTTGCACCAGGTGTCTCGGATTTTGTGAATACTGTGTTAATATCATAAGTTTTATCTTTCCATATTCCTTCACTTGTAATAAAATCACCATCTATTTTTACAATACGATTTGTTGCATCTTCTTCAAATCCACCACCTATTTTGAAACGGTCTTTACCAATACTTTGATTTGTAAGTTTTTTAGTTCCTTTATTAGTAGAACAATCAAAATTCCCATATACTTGTTTTGGGGCAAAAGATAATGATGTCAGTGATAAACCACCGGCTTCAAAAGTTCCAATTTCAAATTCCGCCATACTTGCAGGAAATACAGTTATACCAACGTTACCCCTTATCCAATAATCGCCGGGTTTACCAGTTTTTGCATCCTTTACAGGTCTTGGTATTCCATTTAATGATGTTAATTCATTATTTGAACAATCAAATCTAGTTACACCAGTTGAAGTAACTACACCTAAACCGGTTAAACTTGTAATTTTATTACCAGCACAATTAAATCCGCCTGGACCAAATGTTGTGATTCCATTGCCATCTAATGATGTTAAAGAACATCCTGAAACATCGTAGATAAATTCATTTTGACTTTTATTTGAATCGGTTATTCCTCTTATTATTTTTGGTCCACCAACTAATGTTGTTAAACTTTTATTATCACTTGCAATAAATCTACCAACCTCTTGTGGTCCACCAGCGAGTGTTGTTAAATTATTTTTTGAACAATCAAAAGTACCAGTAACAGTTTTTGGAGAATTTGCTAATGTTGTCAGTGTTACCTTTTGACAATTAAAGTTGCCGTTTATTTTACCGAAAGGTATTGTAAACTTTCCATTTTCAATCAATCTAACTGAATCTTTTCTATCAGGAACATTTATTTGAACATCACCATCTATACTAACAGAACCATCTGTTTCTATTGTAATTGTTGCAGTATCACTGATTCTTAATTGTGGTGCCTTATCAGTTGATTTTTTCGGTTTACCATTTTTATCATATTCAACTTTACCGTCTTTAACAATCCAACCACGCATTATGTTTATCTTTTCAGATAAAGAAGATGTATCGGTTTCTTTTTTTACATCATCTGGTGTTTTATTACCATCCGAACCTGCATTTGGATCAGACGTATCTTCTTCTCTGTCTGGAAGACCTTCTTTATTTTCTTCTGATGTTTTTGTTTCTACTAATCCCCATGAATCCATTATAGCATTTGCATCGGAATCACCTTTTAACTGTTCACGCCAATACTTTAATGCAGATGAATTATCAAATTCAAACAAAACTTGTAATGCAGAATACTTTACACCCAAAACTGTTATGTATCCAGTTCTATCAAATATGAATGAATTTTCTGCACCTGCTATTTTTATTATTGCTTCAAATTTTGCAGGAACTGCACCGTTTTGTCTTTCTGATGTATAGTATAGTTTTTGAGCTGTTATATTTTTGATGTCAGAAGAAGTGCCCTCTTTTGGTATAGAATCATCAGCAGTTCCCCCACCACCTTGAAGTCCAAACTTTGCACCAGGTGGTGATAGTTTTCTTTCTGCTTGTCTTATTACTTTCTTGGTTTCATCTATTGGTGCAAATCCTAAGAATACAGGTGGTTCTTGGTCATAATCATAAAGTGCCTCACCACCAGTTTTTTCAATTTCAAAGTATTCCATTGGTACTTGATGGTCTGAAATGTATATTGGATTTACTAATTTTGTTTCGTAATTTGGATTTTCTTTTTTCTTTTTAATTTCCTTAATAGAATCAGGTGTGAAGTATTTTTCATTTTTTTCCAAATACACACCCATTCTTGCCAATGCACGCAAAAAGTATGTACCTTCTTCTCCAGGTTTGTGTATATCTCCACTAGCATACGCATATCGGTATGTTAGTTTTTTAGTTAATCCAAGATCTATTCTTTCTTTGTCTGTCATTTTATCTCAATGAATTATTTTTTAATTTCTATGTACCAATTTATATCTCTTGGGTTGTATACAAATCCAGGAGGAGCATTTCCTACTAATGTTATTTCACCTGTATTTGAATCTTGAATTATATCCGTAACCCAATCATATGTATAAATAACATAATTTCCAGCAAGTGCCTCTCCGGTTACACCACCATCTGGTGCAGATGTTTTTGGAACATCAACAACATACTTATCATCAACATTAAATGTATCACGCCATTTATCCGGACCTGCCTCATCCAATAAATCTGCATAAGGATCTGCCGTTAATTCACCTGCACTATCATATATGTCTTTTAGTATACCTTCTTTTTCTATTTCTTCACGAGTGTCTACGATTTCATCATATACACCCATCATTGCTGCTTCGTTTTCTAAAAGGTTTGGCGTATTTTTAATACTTTCATATTTTTTCAACAATCTATTTTTTATCTCAATACCTTTTGCCAAGTTATTTCTAAAAGTCAATGCTTTTTCAATAACTATACCACATTTAACTATACTAAGTCCAGGAACTTCTATATGAGTTATATCTTCATTATTAGAATTTTTTTCAAATGGTGGTTTCAATTCTTTTATGTCAGTAAATCCAAGAGCAGCAGCTATGGTCTGTTTCATTTTTGGATCAAGTACACCTTGTCCTGGTATAACTTTCCTAACCATTTTACCAGAACTGGTATCCTTTTCCATTACTACTTTATTGTATTTTTCCCAAACTTCACCATTTGCACCAAACTGATTCAGTAGTTTTTGACCTACACTATCAAACAATCCCTTAAAATAATCTTCTTTTTCTTTATCACTCTTGAATCTTTTTCCGGTTGCCATATCGGTCAAATCGCCTGCAATAGGAATGATAGTTCCTAATGTATCTTCACTAACACCGAGTTGTTTTGAAATCTTTTTCTTCAATTCAGGTGGTAGAGAATTGTAATGCTGAAATCCTTTGGTTGATAATTCGTATAAGTTTTTTGCACCACTTAATACTTCATAATATCTAATGATTTCGGATTGACTGACACCAACCATTCCACCAACCGAAACGATAAGTCCTTGTACTGCAGGTGGTAGATTTTTGAAATCAACTGCATCAAATATAGACAAAAACTGTTGTTTTTTATATGTGTTGTAAACAGCTAATGCATTAGCAGCGGTTTTTGTTGTTTGGAATCCTTCTTCCATTTTATCTGCATTTTCTTTTTCTGCATATGAACCACGAATAAATCCATCGAATCCAATTTCTTCGGTAGTAGATTCACCTTCTGCCAATATAACATCTGCTTTCTCATATGTTATACTACCATTTGGATTTTGTATTTCTATAAGTGGTGTTGTATTTCCAATGTAATGATATTTTATTTTGAATGGCAAATAACCTTTTCTTATTTTATTAGAACCACGATATTCAAATAAAGGATTAAATTCACTATTATCTAGTTGAATAGTTAATACATCAGTTCCACTTGGAAATATACCATAAGATCTAAAATCTACTCCAGTTTCTTTTCCAATAGTACCATTGTATGTTATCTCACAAGATTGACCTGTGCTTGATATATTAACTGCATTAGCGAAAGATGGATCAGGAATTGTTGAGTTTCCAGATTTCAATGCAGCAGAATTTGTTACAGATTTTATTGGTATGAAACTTCCATTACCTTGTACTTCTGATTGAATTTCTATTCTTGTTAGAATTAAAGTATTTCCTGGAACTTTTGTGTATGACGGATTATCAAGTTTTATCACCAATGTATCTTTGTTCGGAATCTCATAATTTTTTACTACAACCGATCCAAGTGATATATCTTCAAAAATTTCACCAGTAATAATACTTTTTATTTCAGGATCAACATCATCTATTGATTTTTTATCTAATTCTTTCAATAAAACATTTTTTAATTCATCGTATTTCCCATCATCTACCAATTCTTGAACTTGAAGAATTTTTCTAACAACCCAAGTTACTCTACGAAGAACATTTGGATTTACACCCAAAAACTTTGAAATATGAATTTGTTGTCTTCTTGTTAATTTATCAAAATCTAATAGTGTTTTCAAATTGGCAAGAAGTACAGTTGTTACATAAGCAGTTTTACCTTGTGTATATGCACGGTATAGTTTTGCAGACAATGATAGTGCTCGTATACCACTTTTAATAATAGGTGTATATTGACCAGACGTAAGTCCATCTAATGCAGCAACTGGAAATCCAATTATAGTTGTAAATAAATTAGTTTCCCGATCTTTTTCAGATTCTAACTGTTTATTAGCATCCTGTAAAGTGTAACCTTTCGGTATCTTTGATCCAAGAAGTGATGTTACTTGTTTACTTGCCCACCCTACACCTTCTCCGATATATCCAGCTGCTCCGCCCAAAACACCACTGATATAATCCATTGCATCAGTAACATATTTGTCTACTGATCCAGTAACAGAATTTAATAACCCACCATCACCTAATAATGAATTTGATTTTATTTTTATGGTTAAGTATTCGTTTTCAATGTTGGTTCCGGAGTCCATTGGGTCTGGCAACTTAAATTGACTTGCCTGTTTATCCCAATTAGCCCAAACTTTCAGTGTCATATTTACTGCAACACCAGTTTTGGATGTGTCTAAAACTCCAAATTTATCAACTAATAAATTTGCAATACCAAAAGGATCAGGTGCACCGACTATTTTACATTTCCAAACCAGAGCGTGTTTAGAAGCATATTGTCTTATTTCTGAATCATCCGCAAATTCTGCTTTATACTCACCATATGCATCTGGTGCACTTACACCGTTATCTGTATAATAAGCAGCATTTACTAATGTTCTTTCCCAAATTTCTAAATCTCTGTTGCCCGGTGGTCCATTTACGAATTGAATATACTCTAATAGATCAACAGAATCTCCCTGAAATACTTCAATCTCGTATGTTTCCCCTTTCTGTTCTACATTATTATCATTTGCAGGAATACTTGGGCTATATTTTGTTTTTCTTTTATTCCAAAGTATTGGCATTATAGTGGTCCTCCACCATCAGAATCACCACCAGGAATTATAGATGCACCATAGTCAAATTTTGGATCAGTTTCACCTAATATCTCGTCTAAGATTCTAACCTTTTCTTTTTCCAAGTCAGACATTTCTTGAACTAATGTTAATGCATCTTGTTCAACTAATGCTTCTTCTTCTGTTTCTACCAATACTCTTGAACTATCACCAACTACTGCGTATGAACTTTCACTTATAGGTTCCTCTGCCTCAGAAACTTCTTTCTCAGAAGGACCACCTGCCTTTTCATTCACAAAAGCAAGTTGACTTGGTAAATCTTTTATAGCACTTTTCAATTCATTCAAATGTGAATATGCAGTAGAAAAATTTGCAACATTTATAGGAACACCAGAAGGTCCAGTTCCAGTAGGATGTGTCTGTTCTGTTATTGCCTTAGTTATATTCATTAAAACTTCACACAAATTATTCAACCAATTCATAGTTCTTTTACCCAAAAGAATTGGTTCTATTGCATTCATTCCAAGACTTATTTTTTGAGAAGATTCTATCTCTACAACTTGTCTACCATCCAATGATATTCCTTTCTCAGAAGAAAATCCAATACCTTCTTTACTAAAACCAATCAACTCTTGTTTACGAGAATTGAAAACAATTCTATCAGATGCTATCATTACAGCATTTCCACCATATTCATTTTTTGTAAATAGGTTTATACTTTTATCTGTAATTGATGGTGTGTATGTAGAAGCTGGTTCAAATTTTACATATTGTCCTGATGTCATCCATATTGTAGAATCATCAGTATCTATACTTTCAAGGATAAATTCATTTCTTGGAAGTTTATCTGGATTTGTACCGTTTGATATTATTAAGATTGGATTTCCGGTTGCACCCAAGCCCTTTTTCCACGTTGGAACTTGTGGGTACTTTCTTCTTTCATCTATTGTTGATCCAAATCGTATAGATTGTCCCCATCTACCTTCAAGTATTATATCACCAGAATATGGTTGAATTGGATAAACGTCTTTTCTTTCAACAAAGATTGGATCTATTGGATAATCGGATTGTACACTTGATTTTGCAGAGTGAGTCAAACCGTCTCTTGCCGATTCTCTTGATTGTGCATCACCGGTACTATAATTACTTAACCAATGTGTCAATCCAGGAAGACCATTGTGGTGAATGGATGATTGTATAGAAACTGGATTTGAATAGTAGTATTCTTGTGAGACGGCACCAGCACTTGCATGCGGCGATGGTGCCTTTGTCACAAGTATTACTTCGCCTCTAATTGGGATATTTTTTATATTTACATCGAGCGCCCTTGCACGGATAACATCTTTTTTGTTGTGTCCAGATGCACCCGCATATCTACACAATACGGTATAGAGTGCGGTTTTATCTAAACCTTCAAAATCAACATCTAAAACTTCAGCAGGAAACCATTCTCTAGGAAAACCATCAAGAATTGTTACCTGCGGATTAAAGGGTAGGCCGCTCAATGTTATTCTCCTCTTGATTCTCTTTTATTTCTTGAATACCTTCTAATAAGGCCTGTTTTTCTTCGTCTGTCAAGAATGAGGAGGATTCTTCACCAGTGTTAGACATAGCACGTTGTATAACCGCAGCCAATTTAACTAAATGTTCATCATTCTTAACACCGACTTCCATGAAATCTTTTATAGCAGGAACTAAAATTGCAGCATCACTTATGTTATTCAACATAGGTTTTAAGTCAGCAATAAGTAGATTTATCTGACGATCTTTCTTCTTCTGATTGTCATAGATGTCCTTTAACAAATCAGAGAATTTTTTATTTCCAAAAATTTCTTCATTTAGATTCATACGTATAAATATCAGTTGTTCATAATATATTGAATTTCATACCAATTCATTTTTTCTAAATTTATACCGTTCTTGTACTGTAAAAACATTTTTGAGTATATCGTTTTAATCTTGTTGATAACACTTGTAATGTACTGTGAATTTACACCAGTTCTTTCTCTAACCAATATGTATATCGCTTTCTTATTGTAATTTTCTATATTTTCTCTCGTCTTAAACAGATATAAAATAGAATCGGCAACTTGAACATCCCTTTGTTTAGTAAAGAAAAGTGGTAAATGTTTCTCAACAACATTTACAAAAATATCAATAAAATCTTTCTTTTCTTCGATAGATTCATGTCTAATTTTTTCATTAACTATATTTCTTTCTAAATCTATCGCATCTATGTTTTGACTTCTTTTGAAGTGATAATAGTTTTTATTATTCTCTGCAATAAGATAATTTTTAGCAACAATCGAAAAATATGAAAAAGCCTTACCATTTTCTGCCTTATATTTAGTAATTTTTTCATGTAAAAAAGAAATCACTTCATGTTTGACATCCTCATGTGATACATCAAAGTTATAGAACTTAAATCTATGTATCATAATTTCAGCAAGTTTGTAAAATGCAGGATGAATTTTTTGTGTGTATATCAAATTTCTTTGAAACTCATCTTCCATTGTGTTGTACAATACTATTGCATCTTCTGTTTCTTTGGTAAAGTAAACATTAGGTTTTTTAGGACTTCGTTTTTGCTTCATATGTAATAATCCTTCTGAAATGAAACATCTGCAGGTTTCTGATTTTGAATAATACTTCTTTTTTCATCATCCAATGGTTCTTCACCAAAGTAAACGGAAATATCATTTACAATATCTTTCATTTCTTTGAAGAAATATCCAGTTTCGTCATCGGCCTCAAACGAACCAATCCTATCTAATTGTCTTAAATAGGATTGTTGTGACCGTATTCTATTTCGTAATTCAGTTAAAAACTTTTCATTCTCTAATAGAGCATCAACAGTATCTTGTGCCATATCATCTAATTTTTCAAACTTTTTTGTTAAGTTTACATTGACAAAAATAGATATGGTTAAACATATTGATAATACAATTATTGTCAATAACATATCAACCTCTCTTATGTTTTGGTGGAATTATTGAATCTATAACACCAAGATTTAATGCATCCGTTGGTGTGATGTAATAATCTTTTATAGTAACATTCTTCCAAAATTCTGTATCTTTGTTTGAATTTGATTTTAAGATTTCCAATAGTATTTCTTCTAATTTTTCCATATGTTGAACATTAGCTTTCATATCAGAAGATTTTCCGTAAATATCAGAACTAATTTCATGGAACATGATAGTTGAGTATTGTGAAGCCAAACGAAGACCGGTTCCTGCACAAAGAATAAGAGCAGCTGCAGACATTGCCCTACCTCTACAAATTGTATTAACCTTTACATCAAGACTTTGCATATAATCAATAATACCAAGTGCCTCATAAACAGAACCACCATCTGAATTGATGATTAAATTTATTGGATCATTTTTATGTTCTTCTGATCTCATGTGAAGAATTGCACGAATACGAGTGATAATATCGTACAAAGAACCATCCATGATTTCACCAAATAACAAAATGGAAGATGCCTCTACATCAATACCATAATCCATCTGTGTTGTTGCTTCTTTCCATCTAACTGGAATATCGTTTTCTTTTTCTTTTGATTTATTGTTTACTTGATTTTCTTCAACAATTTCGTCACCATCATAAAAATCGTTCATAACAGAACTCCTGGTTAAAATACAACAATGACATCACTATAAAGATATTCCTCGCCTATATCCAAAATCTGGTTTAGGTTTTTCTTCATAGAATGCCCTTTCAATTTCATTTTGTTCTAATATACTAATTTCTTCCGTAACTGCCAAGGGTTTTTTTTCTTTTTTATTTTTTTGTCTTTTAGTAGCAGTAACATCATCAGTAATTTTGATATTTTCTATCGATTTATTTTTTTCTTTTGGTTTCAAAACATCTACAACATCTTCTAAAACTTTTTCTTTTTTAATCGGTGGTGGAGAATCATCGTCTTCTGGTGGAATTTGTTTTTCATTTTCTTTGTGTTTCAAATGATTAGCAGCAATTACTAAACTAACTGCCAAAGGATCGAATACCGAAACTAATATCAGTATAAACCAATTAACAATAATATCCATAGGTGCACCTGTTAATCTACTCAAATAAAGTAGTGGTCCTATTTCTGATGTAAATGTTGAATTTTCAAGAACCAATTTTTCTTGTTCCAATTTAGCAACACTATCAGATAAACCAATAGATTTTTGATTTAGTTCCGAAATTTCTTTGTTTAAGGTTTGAGTTGAATTATCAACAGATTGGATATTTTTTTGTAAACCCTTTGTACCCTTCTTCTGTGTTAGTTGGTTATTCAGAGAATTTTCTTGTGACAATCTTAATTGATCATAAGATGATATTCTCTCTCCCTTTTGTTTTACGAGTGTATCTATTTGTGATTTCTGTTCGAGGAAAATTTCTTTTTTCTTAACAATCAATGCAATTTTGTTTTGTGTTTCGTATATTTCTTTTGCAGTTTCTTGATAAGAATTGGTTAGATACCCATAAACACCAACCGATGTTAATATCATAAGAATAACAGCGGAAGACATTAGATATACTTTGAAAGCAGTTTTGAGAGTTTTGTAGTGGTCATGTAGGAATGTTATTACCACCAATTTAGAAAATTCTAGCATACCGGCCATACCAACTATTGACCAAGAACCACCAGAAAATAGTTTGGATATACCGTAAACAGAATAATATCCCGAAAATACTGCCAATCCGATAGCACAAAACCAGATTAGATTTTTCAGAGAGAATAATTTATTTGACATTTATATCCCAAGATTGTTCTTAATTCTGTAAGAATAAATATGAACATTTGGGATTTTGGGATTAGATTCCGTATTCTGTTAGATATTGTTTAAGTGCCAATTCTTTTGCTTTACATTCCAACATAATATCAACATCATGTCCGTATGTATTGATTTTCTCTAATATGTAATCAGCGTGTGCTTGTGGTTTTTCTTTTGTATTACCGGTTTCTTTTAATCTTGAAGAAGAATAGTGAACAACTGGTGTAATACCTTCTGGCCATGTTGATATTGCAAGTTCAAGGGCTTGTTGTTCAGTTAAATCGCCTGTGCAGAATTGGTGGTGATGATAGTCAAATACGATAGGAATACCAACACATTCATGTATTTTCATAAGGTCTTTAACTGAATACATATTCGGTTTGTCATCATTTTCAATGGTCATTCTTGAACGGACACTATGCGATAGTAATTGAAAGTTTTGACACCAACGGTCAAGTGAAGCATTCTTGTCACCATAAACGCCATTACAATGTATGTTGATTTTGTTGTATGGTGTATGCGATAATCCCATCATATCAAATACCCTACCATGTAGTTCCAAATCGATTATTGTATTCTTTACAACATCTGGATTTGGTGAACATAGAACATTAAATGGACCAGGATGACATGATAGACGGACACCATTTTCATTTGCATACTCACCGATTCGTTTGAGAACAATTTTTATTTTATCAATATCTTTGAGTTGTTCCAAGTCATACTCAGAACCCCAAGGAAATACATTGGAAGATGTACGGAAGAAGTAAATACCGTTTTGAACATTCCATTTGATAATTCGTTCCATATCAACCACATTCAGATATGCAAGTTCGGAACAATAGTCTAAACCTTTTTGTAGAAATGTTTTCTTAATCATGGAACGGTTGGTGGTGATTTTATCTTTTGATAAAGTCATGTTGATGCAGGCATATCCGAGTTTCATAGGTTGGCGTTAATGTTTAATGAATAATAAACCAATATACGAAATTTACAAATACGATCAAAATTATTTTACTTTATGACCATAAAACTCCGATAAACTATCATACATACCATTCGTGTCAAATTGGTTGGCAATAATTTGTTGGCATCTTTTTTGGAATAATTCTATATGGTCTCCCCATCTACTTTCAAAAAGATGATATGTTTTATTTTCATAAACAGTACCAATTCCGTAATACCCATAATTTGATAATCTCCAAACACCATCTTTCTTGGGAACTCCATCAAATTTTGTAGGATATAAACAACGGTATCTCTTTCCTTTTTCATCAGCAACATGGCTGATTTCTTCAGCAACATCTGAACGAATGGTTGGATAGAATGTTGGTTTACCGAGAAATTCATAACACGATTTTGTTATTACGAAAAATGAAGGTGCAACAAACACATGAGTTTTTGGGTGTATATGGTTTGACACTTGTGCATTACCGAATAAACTATCGTTTTCAGTAACATAGTGAATTGCTTCGTCATAAACCTCACGATTGAGTGGAACACAATCAATATCAAAAAATACATAAATATCCGCATCAGTGTTACGGCAAACTGCATTCATCCACAAACCAT